GAATATATCACCAACCGTTTTATCTATCGTCGGCAACTTCTCAACTCTCGACGCAATCATGTTGTAGACATCAATCCATTTCTGGAATCCTAATATAGAGTTTTCAACCCATTGAAACAAAAAGTCTTGAATTTCTTGAAGAATAATTTTAGTAAAATCTCGTATGCCTCCCCAGTTATTTATCCAGGCAACAGCCATCGCTGCTACGGCAACAACAATGAGCGTGATGGGGCTAAACAGGGCGAATATCCCGATGGCAACTAACTTGAACATCACCAGGAGGCCGCCAAAAATTGTTATGACTCCGGCTATACCGGATAGAACAAATGGAAGAATAAGAATCAGCGCACCCAGGGCTGCCCCAATGCCAACAATGGCAATAATCTTTTTCTTGGAAGCGTCGGTCAAATCGTTGAACGCTTTCATAGCATCGTTCACCCTTACCATCAAACCTTCCAGGTTGGGAATTAGAACCATGCCGATTTGACCTGCTGCGTCTTTTACTTGGGCCTGAAATCGCTTCATAGAGTTTGCAAACGATTCAGCCGTATTCACGGCATCGCCCTGGATATCTGTCGTTTGTTCAAGGATGGAAGCGAACCTGGCTTGAACCTTGACGGCCTCGCTCATTTCCTCTTTTCCTGATATGAGGCCCATTTCCAGCGCTTTTGTTTTCAGGGCTGCTTGGCTAAGCAAAATACCGAACCGGCGTAAAGGTTCAACTTCACCAACCAATCCTGACCGTATAGCCCTCAACGCATCTGCGATTGGGATGTCGTTTACCGAGGCGATGTCAGCTGCCAATTTCACCATTTGTATCGACATGTCTGCCGATGCTTGTCTGGTCATTCCGCTGGCATTCAAAATAAACCCAAGGACTGATGCGTAATCCAGCGCATCTTGCTCTGCGATTCCCATAGCGAAAGCCGATTCTTTAGAGAATGCCGTAACAATGTCGATTGAATCACGGAAAGCCAGGCCAGCTTTGTTGATGGATTCAGTGAGAGAACTTGCAGATTTTATTGACGCTGCCCCAATAGCTGATAACGCTCCAGTTACTAAAAGCGCTGGCCCACGCAGTTTACGCAAGTTATCAGCCATTGAGTTCAGTCGTTGGTTGACTCCCTTGAAGGCATTGGAAGTTCTGTCGACCCCTTCCAAAATTATTTGGACTCTTGCGTCAGCCATTACTTCGCTCCGCTTCCTTTGCTTTCAAGACCTGAGACTGTGCGTCCAGTAAGTGAAACATATCCGCCACCACTCGGTCAGGTGCTGTTACGTAATCTTCATATGACCATTGCGTTTCTAAAAGAAAAGCCGCCTCAGACATTTCATGCGACAGAGGCAGCCCATCATAATACGCCTGGATGGCCTCGTTTAGTCTTTTTTTTCTTCGTCTTGGTCTACCTGGTAGCACTCGTTCATCCTGGCTAATACAGGAGCCGTGAACTTGTCCGGCAAACTGTCGATGTTCGCTACGGTTACTTCCATATCGAACGACCATTTAGCTGTGCCATGCAGAAGAAAAGCGTCATCCAAAGCGTCCAGTTTCAATTCCGTCGCATGTTTCATCAAGAACTGTTGGCGAGCCTCGTCGTCGCCGAGAAGATCTTCACTAGCGGCCAACTTCAAAGCGTCTCCGCCTACTTCAATTCCAGCAGTTCTAAAAACCTTTCGCATGCCCCTGGTCGGTTCGCTGATGATTTCCCACCATTGACCATCAGGTAGTTCAATACGCTCGGTCGTTGGCATGAAGCCAACCTGAGTTGTACTCATACGTACCTTCTTTCAAGGCTTATCGCCTTTATTAGTTTGCCGCTATGGTTACTGCACCATCAACCTTGAAGGTCGTGGTATATGTCGCTAACCCTTTGACTTCTCCGGTTGGCTTGTAGGACGTACAAAGTGCCTTACCGCTAATCTTTCTCTTGCCTGATGCTGTGCCTTTTGGATGCCACTCAAAGTCAGCAATTACGCCAACCAGGGTTCCAAAGACAGCATCAGGGCCAGAAGTGGCTGTATCGTCAAATGGGCCTGTAATACTAAACTCCTGGGATATCTCAATTCCAGCTAAAACTCATTCCGCAGAATCGGCAAAGGTCGTTACATCCAAGGCAGTAATTTCCTTTCCTAAATCGCTGATAGACGTTACATATGCTGACATATTCCTTTGAGTTGAACCGCTATCGTCTATCTTGATTTCCGCTGTACCGGCTATTGGTGTCATTGCCATGACTAAACCTCCTCTATCGCTTTTTTCTTCAGTAGCCATTCAACATTCAATGGCTTACAACCATTTGGTACTTTTACTGTATCAGTGTCGATAATACTCCCAATATCCCAGGCTTGCCAATACTCGCTCAAAGCGTTGCCCAGGTTGTCCACAGGACTGTATTCGACAGGGCTGATAACCTTATATTGCATTAGTTGGGCACTCTGTGTAGCGCAACGGCTAAAGACACGCTACCAGACGCCGCTCCGCCGGTTACCAAAACTCTCCCCCTGGTGTACCTGTCAATATTTGTTCCAGATGCAATAACAAGAATCGCACTGGTACTACTCGTTGACGAGGAGAAAACGGTTCCGCACGTTCCTAATGCTGCGTAAGTATTATTATCAGCACTATCTTGCAGTTGGTAAACGGCTTGCTCCCCATTTGCCCCCACGGTAAATTTTATGAATTGAGCGAAAGCAGTTGCACCAGCTGTCGTTGTTCCACCGTGGTCGACAACTCCGAAACTCCCATTGTTTGTATACGTTCCATCCGCCAGTTGGGTTATTGCTTTTGTCAACGCACCGTCAGTCCTGATAATAGCCGTTTGTTTTGCAAGTTCCCCAACGACTCCGCCTATTTTATTATCAACAGCCATCGCCGTACCACAATACGCTGCGCCACCAGATGCAGAGCCAAAATGAACACTCACCACCTGGTTTGTGCCAGCTGCTGAACCTAACAGGTTTTTCATCGCATTGTCGAGCGCCTGGGCGTCGTCATCGTACCACCCAGCCCATTCTATCTGGTCTGTCCGATGTCCTGTAAGAATCCGCTCGGCAGAGTCTACCAGGGCAGTGTTATCCAAAGCGTTTGCCGACAACGTGATGGAAACGCTTGTGGTATGCGTACCTGGGTTGTACCCACCAAAATACACTCGTAGCTTGTCGGATGAATATTTAGCCACTCTTGAACCTCCTTTGGATATCCCTCACCGTGTCTTTCAACAAACGCTCGATATCGCCTAATGAATCCTTCAAAGATGTCGTCATTACTTTTTGCGCTTTTGTGCCTCGCCTGGCTATCGCCCTGGCCACAAGGAAAGCGCCGGTTCTCCCCCTGGGGAAACCATGCCTTCTTGCCCAAGGTTGCAAAGCTGATAAGGGCGGCCAATGGGGCCTTGTGCCAAATTCTATGAAAGGTGCATACACCAGGTTGCTTCCTATAATAGACCGTAGTTCCTGAACTTCTGTTTTGATGCTAGACCGATAACGGCCCGTATCAACTGGCGCACGTTTTTTCGCACGGCCCTCAACCGTGAATCCAGCTTTCCTTAGAAAGCCATCAATTGGTTGCCGATAGGTAACAGGGTCGGTCAATGCCTTTTTGAGGATTTTATTTTCTTTGATAGTAAGTTTTAGCATTACGCCACCGTTTTCCAAACATCGATAACAAAGTCTGCGGCAAAATAGAATCCGCCCCACATTTCACGACGATTTACGTTTTCAATGGACATCAGGGTGTGACCGTCGCAAGTGCTATTCAGGGAGTTCGATTGTTCTAAAGCGTACTTCACTCCGGTTGTGGCGGTGGGGTCAATGATGTCGTATAACAAATCAAATCCGTGCTGGTCATCACCGCTTGCTACCAGGACAACCAGGCGGATTGTCGAGCGAAAACTGTTGCCACCGAAATTCATGGCTGGGTCAATATCATCCACTAATACCGCTACGGCTGGAAAAGCGTTGACCGTGTCTGGTGGATGGTCAAACACTTTCTGGACTCCGGACATATTGGTGCTGAGGGTTGTGACTATCCCATCTGCGATATCGCCAAAATTGCTCATGCTATCGCCCCATCAACTCTCCGTACTCGGCTCAACATTTGCTTGACGTCGCTGTCTAATCCACCTCGAAAGGTCACCATTTGGCCTGTCTCCGGAAAGCCAACTTCATTGGCAAACCCACTATCTTTTCTTCTCCAGATCCTAGCAGCCTGTATAAATGCAGCCTGGCTGACGTCAGATGGGTAATTGACGACGTTTATAGTGCCACCGCTTCCATGCGTTCCAGCTGTACTACCGTTTACGGCCCGAATAACCGTGTAGGAAGTGCTGGATGCTTGCGTTACATACATTTGCTCGTTATCTAAAACAACGGTATCGCCTACATAAAAGTCTGAGGTTGAAACGGCTCCGTTGACAGGTAACGTAGTTACAGCTGCATTTATCGAGGATGAACAAGCCACGTTAGCCAGGGTGACTTTTCGTGCGTAACCGAACGTTCCTGCAAGCTGGTAATTAGATAACCCAAAAAGAAATTCCTCTTGGGTTCCAACCGTTTTGTCGCTTATAACCAACTGCGTGTAAGGTTTGCCACCCCAATCAGCCGTAGGATTAGCGTTCCTGGGATACTCATAGTAATCACTCGTCGCCCAGGTTGTATCGAATGTTCCATCGTTATTACTATCTTCTTTTAGATGGGTAATCTTTACGGTATCAGGAACTATGATTATTGAATCACCTGGGCCATCTAATTCGAGGGTTTCGGTCGTATGATAAAAATGCCTTCTTGTGTATCCGTCTATTTCCCTTGAAACAGCTTCAGTTACCAGGCGTAACGGCAAATCGTATGTCGTTCCTGTGCCTAAGTTCAAGGCTCCATCCCTTTTGAGGGTCAAGACACTGATGTAACTGTTCATTGTTCACCACTTTATTTGGTTGGTATGGTAGGTTCATTTACGCCATTCAGGGAATGTTGCGATTGGTTTGAAACACCAGCTATTTTTTCCGCAAGCCCAAGAACAATCGTCATGGACTCAAGCCCTTGCACGGAAACCTGATTCAACATCTTCCAAATATAGAGCAATTCTTCTTGTGTCAAATCTACTTTTGCCACAATTCTTTATCCTGTTTTTATTGCAATGGCTTTGCTTATAACTGAGTTCACCGCAGTCTTTTCAGCGTCGCTGGCATTGGTTACTGGTACAAATGCCTGACCGTGGGAATCAATGGAAGCTGGCGAGGTTGAATCATCTTCCACTAACCATCGGACATCGGCCACTAACGAGCCGTCAGCCTGTACAGCAATCGTTTTTACAGAATATGTGGTTCTGGATAACGCCATTATGAACCTCCCTGTTTGAGCAATTTCATTTCTAGGTTAGCAAGTCTATCTTCATAGCTTTTTTGAGCGTCTCGGAACCGGATTCCAAACTGCACAATCGTTGAGGTCAAGAGCATCGTGAGTTTCGACATATTGACGAAAGCCCTAGAATCGGTGTCCTCGTTGTAGCGAACCAATCCCATTCCTTCCATCGCCTCTTTGTTGTAGGCCAGGATTTCCGAGAAGTTTTCTTTCACCTGGGATTTAGGGTTGTCCGCCCTGGCTAACGATGTCCTCAAGCTATCCAATAATTCTATGTCGTCGTAATCGTCAAAAGCCGTCCATGCCGTTCCGACATCCTGGTGGGAATTACCGTCAGAGTCGAAAATGAATCGTACGCTGGTCGTGTTGTTCCCAATGGTCAGAATGTTTTTATCTGCGCCAAATGCCCCTCCGCCAACTCCACTTAACCCATAGGCGTTGAACATAAAGGGAGCAACGGCAGAACCACTTCTGGTATCATCGGTAGCCGCCCCAACATCAAAGAACATCCCCACTTGACCAGTAGCATCGCAAACTGCGCTAAACCTTGCGCCTCCTAGAGTCGCACTCTGCTTCTTTACAGAAAGCCATACGTCAGTCGGGTGGATATTTGTGTGACCATGAGCGATATCGCTGCTCTTTATTTGTATGGCCGCTGTATCGGTGGCCGCCTGGTCTATAACAATGGTTCCTGTCGTTGGGGTTAGGGTTATACTTCCTGCACTGGTTTTCAAAGCCCCAGCGTCTGTTAGGGTAATATCTCCTTCAAGAAACAAGTCTTGAAATGCCGCTGTTGCGGAACCTATATCAACAGCATCATCTGAGGAAGGAAGGATATCGGAGCTAAATACACGCCCTTGGCTAAATGTTATTCCCATTATTATCTCACCCCATAGTAGTCAATGCCTTCACCATCCTCAGAAACATCTAAATAAATATCAGATATTGTGAGGTAAGGTTGGTTATAAGAATCCCATGAAATCGATTGGCCCGCAGTAAACCCTTTACTCGTAGAACTCGATACATCAGAACCACCAATAAAGATGGTTCCGGTATTGGCGGCTCTGGCGATAATGAGAAGAGAGCGAGCTTTGCCTGCGGTTGCGGAATCGAGTGCGACGGCGGTTCCACCATTAGTGACTGCGGTTCCTATAAGTAAATTGGGCGTACGGCTAGTTATTGTTCCAGCCATTCTCCACCTCCACGACTAGATTGGGCTATCCACCACACCACCACCGGTTTTCAATTTTTAGTAAAAGAAAGTTATCCGTTCAGTAATCTTTCTCGCCTGGCTGAAGAGCGGTAGGCAGACCGGTTCTTTATTTTTGGTTGATGCCCCCTGGAAACGTGCGCTGACGTCTGCATGACCCGATTAGAAGGTGGCTCCGCCAGCGCTGTATTTTCATATGTTTGCTGGGCAGATAATTCACAAGAATGTTCACCTGGCTTCAACTCGGAGCTTACGTCGCATAGTTTACCTGGGTGGCCTTCCACCACAACTCTACCGACTTCTTCGTTGACATCCAGGACGATTCCCACTTGAAATTGGTATACCGTCCCAGATGCCACATCTTCGTATCTGTGTTGCTTATGTGCGTAAACTAGCACGATAAGCCTCCATTCTTTCGCAGAATACCTCTGCTAAATTTTACTAGGTTCCGACTATGTAATAGGCAACCGTCATGGCCCCAATAGCAGTGCTTGTGACTGTATCGGTGTGCTTTCCGACGATGCTGTTATTGGTTCCGGTTCCACCTGGGCCAAGCAAGAACCACAACTTATCTTCGCCACCCTTTATAGCACTAGCTGCTACGGTTCCAAGAATCTCCTGGACGTAATGAACGCCCTGGGTTAGAGTTCCGCCGTTTATCAGGCCATCGCTAGAACCAGTACCATCATCGCTGATTCCCAAATCCATTGTTCCGGTTCCGCCAGTTGTAAATGTGATGTGAACCTGGGCAGCGATTGTGCTGGCTTCTGGATTTATCCAGGAAAACCCAGCGTCCGCCTGGCTGGTTGCGTTCATAGCAACACGAGCTACAGACATGGCTCGATAATTAGCAGAACCTGACGCTGGAGTCATCGCTTGCACGATTACAGGCGTCGGGTCATTGAGTTTTATATTTACTCGCATTTTCGTTGTCTCCAATCAATCAGAATTGTTACCTAGACTCCGGTAATGTTGTACTGCAATGC